AATGAAATCGCCCATCTGATACTCCCTCAGCTGCCGAACCGCAGGAACTTCATGCTCTCGAACTTCGTGACGTTACCACCGACACGCCGATAGGCCATCATGAAGACGACGCCAGCGCGGCGATAGGGGTTCGGCAGGATCTGGATGCCCAACCTGTCGACCACCGTGTAGGTCCGGGCGAAGTCGCCAAAGGCCACCGAGAGGCTGTTCGCCGCAATTCCGGGCATGAAGTTGTCAGTTGCGGTCGGACGGCCAAGGATGGTCGGAGGCTCGCCCGGCGCAAGGCCTGGCTGCCAAAGGAAGTTGCCGTCGGTCGTTTTGAGCTTGCGGATCGCCGCCATCGTCGCATCGTTTGCGAGCCAGGTGGCATTCGCCCGGTAGCCCTCCTTGAGCGCGTAGAACAGATCGACAAGCGGATCACCCGAAGCCGGAGCAGCCGGGAAGGCCCCGGACACGCCAGTGTTGATGTGCCCGAAGGTGCCCCAAGGCGGGTTGGAGCTATTTGCCGCCGTCGGATAGGTCATCAAGCCTCTAGGCTTTTCGATGCCGTCCCCATTGACCAGCGCATCGCCCTCAAGCTCGGCAAAGGCCATCCCAAGCTCAGATGTGAGCCAGGCCTCGATATCCACCGCCGAGTCTTGCAGCAGCTCGACCGTGCTGACCGGCTCAGCCTCCATCTTGCCGGTGCGAATGACGATCTCAACCATCTTCGGGGTATTCGTCTCGCCACCGGGGCCATTCTCAGCCGACCAGCGAGCCGCCGCGCCTTCGACGACCTCATACTTGTAGTAGGCGTTGGTTCCGACCGCGACAACGCTTGAGAGGCGACGCATCGCGCTAGTCGTATTGAGAAACCGCCCAACAGTGAGGTCAATCTCATTGGGCACCAGAAAGCCACCATCAGGCCCGATGTAGGTCGTGGCCGCCGCCTTGACGCTATCGATGCTAATCGCGCAGCTCATCACCTTGCGCAGCATCTCTCTGTGCTCAGTCGAAGAACGCGGAAGTCCTGTGGCGGGAGCGAGCTTCATCTGAGCATTTATTGCATCAAGCTGTGCCTGCGCAGCGCTGACATCCGAATTGATGCGGTCAATCTCATCGCGGGTGACCACATCCTGACGCTTTTCCAGCGCGGTGATGCGGTCCCGAAGCGCCACGACGCCCTTGTTGACCTTTTCGAACAGGTCGTTGGCATCGGCGGGGTCAACCGATGTCGGGTCAGCCATGGCGAGGATCGTGCCGGGAGCAAATCGGTTGTGAAGCGTGGTCATTCGCAGGCCTCCAGCGAGGAAATAAGTGCCAAAACCTGGGCGGTAGCCACCGCATCGCTCGCGCGGCGCGGCGCAGCCTTGCTGTCTGCAAGCCCCTCCGCAATCGCCCTGTCAGCGTCCATCCAAGTCTCCGCCGCCATCAGGGACCGGAAATGTTCCGCCGAACCCTTTTTGGCGCGCTCGTAGTATAGCATCGCGGCCGCCTCGTCAAACATTTCCAGAACAGAAGCCGTTTCCAGCATAACAGCGGCATTTCCGACGGCTACGGCCATCGTGTCGTGGATCATCATCTGAGAGGCCGCACCCATCTCGATCCGGTCTCCGGCCATCGCGATGATGGATGCCGCCGATGCCGCGAGGCCCAGCACCCGGACGGTCACAGGAGCTGGATGCGCGGCAAGCAAATTGTAGATGGCCAGCCCATCAAAAAAAGAACCGCCGGGCGAATTGATGTTCACGACAAGTGGACGCTCACCAGCCACGGCCAGTTGGGCGCGGATTGAACTCGCCGTGATGCCCTCGCCGTCAAGTGTCTGGCCGATGACATCAAAGATGTTGATCTCAAAGTCAGCGGCACTTTCGCGCGCCTGCGCACCGCACAAACTGGCGCGATTCCAGACAGCTTTTGCCGCCCGTGGCGCGTCCCAGCGCAGATCGCCAGGAATCTCAGGCGGAAGCGGAATCATCTTGCGCGGCATCGGCTGTCTCCTGCGGCGAAGGGCTGCTCATCGGGCCAAAATCCTCCAAAGCGCGGATCTCGTCAACAGACATAAACTCGTGCTTCCTTGCAATCGAATAGGCATTGAAGCGCGCCGAAATATCGCCGCGCACAAGGCTATTTCGGTTGAAACGGCAGTAAATTGGGGGCGGAATCAGGTGCGTATTGAGCGTGTCCTCAATCGTCACCAGCCAGTCATTTAGCGTGTAATCAACAAAAGCTTGGTTCATGGACTCAATTCCTGAACCCCAACTTGTGCTTTTCTCCGTATCGCCCGCGAGGAACGGGGGAATGCCAAAAAATTGGTAGACCTCCAACCGCGAGGACGCTGCCGCCTCAATGAACTGCGCATCTTCCAGCGTCATCGACAGCGGCGTGAAGTCCATCCCCTCTTCAAGCACCAGCAGCTTGCCGGCATTTGCCGATCCGCGAAATCTCTCGATGCTTTCCACCAGCCGCGCCTGTGCAGCCTCGTCGAGAGTGCGAGGATGCTTGAGCGCGCCGCCGAACCGCGCCCCATTTTCCATGGTCGAGCGCCCAAATGCCTGCAAGGATTTGCCGTAGCGGAAGGTTTCCGCAGCCGCAGACAGCACCGAAACGCCCGTCACACCATTAAGAGACAGGCCAACGAAGTGCAAAATGTCCTTTTGAGACAGTGTAACGACGCCTGAATTGGTGGTCGTATAGTGGTAAACAACGCTCCAATCAGCCATCTGTTCAACCCGAATCCTGTCCGGATTCAGGGGAATTAGCTGCGAAACCTGCCGTCCAGAGCCGATTTTCATGCAAAAAGCATTGCCGCGAAGCAGAAGATGGGCCGCGATCAGTCTTTTGAACTGTTGCGGCGTCTGCCAGCTGTTCGGTTTGCGCGTCAGAAGGGCGTGCGCCCAGTGGTTTTCCGCATCCTCGCGCTGGCCGCCGATCTTTCGGCGCACCATGAGCGGCATCGCGCCAATCGCGCCCGTGATCAGCGAGACGGAGCGATGAACCGCCGACAGTGTGAGCGCATCCGCCGCGCTGGCCACCGTCCCGGTGACCGCGAAGGGGTAGACGTCGCCCGCCGCCGCCTGCGCAAGGGCCTTCATGCTGGCGGCGCCGCCAGACTGGGGCGCGTGGCCGCCTTCGGGCGCAGACGATGCCCCGCCACCACGCGGCACTTGCCCAAACAGAGATTGCAGCCAGCCCATCAAACCAGCAATAGCCCACGCGAGCCGTAAACGCTAGCGGCCTCGACCGGCGGCTTGTCTTTCACAGAGGCGCCGATGGCCATCACTGTTGCGACAGCGCCGTCAATACGGCCAGAAGAGAGCACCTTGTCTAACTTGCGATTGCCAGCGGGGTCGGACGTCACCACGCTATTCGCAAAGCACATAGTCAGCACTGGATTGCTGCCGTGCCGGACGCGCTCCTGCAACAGCGCCTCCTCAAGAGCCGCAACCGCAGGCGCCATGTCGCGGAATCCCTGCCCAAATTCCACCAGAGGAAGGACCGCGCCAATCCTGTCGAGCTCCGACATCAGCACCTGGATACGCCAGCGATCGAAAGCGATCACTTTCACAGCCGTCTCAGCCGCACGCTCGGCAAGAAACCGGGCCACGAAGTCCAGCCCGACCACCTTGCCGGGTGTCAGGCGGATGAGCCCTTCTCTCGCCCACACATCGTAGGGCGCCCTGTCTTCTTTGGACCGATCGGCAATCGTAAATTCCGGCATGAAAAAATGCGCGCTTAAATGCCATTCGCCCCGATAGTGCGCGGCCTCGACATAGGCCGTCAGAGATTTGGGGCCGGACAGATCGAGGCCCGCGTAGACGTCGCCCCTCTGAAAAGCCTCTTCGAGTGGCTCGCCAGAATTGGAATCCCAGACGCCGCGCGAAATAAAGGGCCGGAAGGCATTGATGCGCTGGTTCAGATGAAGCCAGCGGAAGGTGTTTTCAGCGTCAGGCATTCGAGCCGCGCGCGCCGCGCCCAGCTCCATCTCTTCGAGCGACTTGATCGCGCCCAATGAGGGATTTGCGGCTTCCCACGCCTCCCGGTCAAACAAATCGCAATTCTCCGGCGCGCGATACACATGACAGACCGTTGAAGGGACTTTCGCAGCCGCGGCGTCGTCAATCAGCCGGTTGAAAAGGTCGTTATCGGTGCGCGCCTGCGTGCTGATCCAGATTTCAAGAGGCTCTTTGTGCGCGCCCTGGCTTGTGGTGATCGCCTCGAAAAAGGCATTGTAAGGCCCAGAAACCTGCCCCGCCTCATCGAGAATCGCGACCAGAGGCGAGCCGCCATGGGCCGTCCTGCCCTCAGCCGCAAGCGCGCGGTATTCGGTATTCATCGGGACGCCGTGGATGCGCTTTGATGAGGGCGTGCAGACCACGATATCGCGGATCGTCGGGGACATTGTGGCCATTTTTGCCGCGTAATTGTAGACCTCAGACGCCTGTTCGCGGCTCAAAGCGCCGCTTGAGATCCGACTGTTGCGCCGCGCCTCTGGACCAACAAGGAAAACAAGCAGAAGAATGGCCACGGTGGCCGTCTTCGCATTCTTTCGCGCCATCGACAAAATCGCCACCCGCGTAGGGACGGAATTGTCCAGCACGGCCCTGAAAAAGGACTCCTGCCATGGCTGGATCTTGATCTTCTTGCCCGTAAGCCTGCCCTCTGGAACCACCAGGTGCCGTTCAGCAAACTTCATAGCCCTCTCAGCGCGAGTCATCTTTGAGGAAGGCAGGCGCCGCCACTTCCGAAAGACGGGCACAGGCCCGGAAAGAATGTGAGCGGGCTTAGTCGTCATCCGGCTGCGCGATCAGGTCGTCGTCCAGCGCCGCAAGCGCCGTGGCCTCAATCTGTTTGCCGAGCCTCTTTCGCTTGCCCTCGTCCCGGTTAACGCCCTGCACCGCCTGCAGATGCAGCGCGCGGCGATAAGCGAGGACACGCGAAGTCAGGACGCCAATCGCTGTGACTCTTGGATTTGAGCGGACCCCGCCTGCTGTTTCGATCACCGCGCCTTCCATCCGCAGCAGGTTCTGGTTTTCCTCAAGATCGGCCATCATCCGGGCAAGAAGCGCCGCAATCTCCAGTTGGTGCGCCGTCCACTCGAATGTCGGATATTCCGCGACGATATTGTCCCAGAAGGGCTTGTCGCGCTCAGTGATGGGGATGTGCAAGGGCGGCTGAACGCCTGCAAGGGCCGCCTTGACGATCTCGTGGCGCACTTTTGGGGATGTAATAGGCAGCCTTTTGGGCATCCTTCTTGGGGTGTCCTTGATCACGCGCAGCTGTTTAGCAGGCATCGTTTACTCCTTGGCGGGAAATCAGCGTTCGATGTTTTTCCGAGGCACCCGCACGGTTTCGACGTTGCAAACCTGCAAACTTTTCCGGCCATCCATCTATGCCAACCCTGTGTTTTTGTCGCTGGCCGAATTGCGCTGCGGTAACATCCCTGTGGCATTCGTTGCAGAGTGGTCGCAGGTTTGTAGAGGCGTCCGGGCTTCCGCCTTTTGAGATGGGCACGATGTGGTCAATCACGGTTGCAGGCTCTACCTTGCCGCGTGCCGCGCACGATCGGCAGAGAGGCTCGATCGCGAGGATGCGTTCGCGAATCTCCTGCCAGCGACGCCCTCGGATTCTGGTTTGCAACATCATGGGGACTGCTCCAGGTGTGGCACGGCCAAGACACATGCCACAATCGGGAGTGTCAGTCCATCATTGCGCCGTCCAGTCGTAGCGTGAGCGTGGCGGCGGCTCGCCGTAGATGTCCCGGTAGGTCTTTTTCTCCTCCTCGAGGAGCCTGTCGAATTTTGGCTCGTCCGATTCCGGGGCGGATGCCCGCCGCATGCTCAGCATGTAGACATGCCTGTCAAAAGCGGCGATCCGCCTTTTTTGCTGTCCTCCCCCGCTCTCGATTGCCAGTCTTGCCTCGGCTTGCCGGACTTCGTTCACGGCCTCGTGCAGTTCGGCGGCGGTCGGCAGATACCTTGACCGCGTGGCGACCAGATCGCACGCCTTGCGCAGCAGGCCGGGATTGAGGCTGGAGCAGTCCCGCGCCAGCAGGCTCAGGCGCTGTGCGTAGCGGTCCGGGTCGTCATCCCTCGGGCACGGATAGCGCAGCGCCAGCTCCATGATGACGGCCTCAATCGCCTTCATCGCCTTCGTCGGCCTCGCGCCCGAATACGTCAGGGTCGGCGGCATACTCCTCGGCGAGCTGGCAAAATCGCTCCCATGCCGGGTCACGGCGATATTGCCTATTGGCCGGTAGTCCTCGCTGTTCAATGTCGATCTCCTTCAGCGGAAAAACTCCCCGCCATGCGTTGCGGGTGGACTGGTCGAGCACCGGGCCGGGAGGGTGGCCCAGTTCGCGCAGCCTTTCAAGCTGGCGGACGATGCCCGCCTTGGCGCGATCCGTAAGCGGGGCACGGATGCTCCGGCGCATTTCCACGAAACCTGCCCACTCGGCCTCAGGCACCCATTCCGGAAGCTCGAAACCGCACGGTTTTTTCTGGGGGGATATAGGGGGGAGAGAACCGTTAGGTTCTCCAATAATGGGTGTGGGTGTGGGTGTGGGTGTGGGTGCTAGCGTTTTGCTAGAGCAAACGTCTGGCATTTGCTTGGACAAGTCATTGTTTTTGCTATGTCGGACCGCTGAACCTCGTGCCCCGGCGGCAGCACGTTTTTCAGAAATGTCCCTCACGAATTGCCACTCTCGGGAAAGTCTTGCGTTGATCCAGCGCCCTTCCGCGACCGTGAAGTAGGGCTCAAGGACGGGCCTGATCGCCCGCCACTTCTTCAGGCTGCACTTGGTGAAGGCGGCAAGCTGCCGGTCGCAATCGGGCAGGGTGCCGCCGCGTGACCATGCGTGCATGAGCAGGTGCAGATAGGCGCCAGACTGCTCCAGCGTCAGCGCGGTCGTGTCGACCAGATAGTCCTTCACAAACAGCGGCAGGCTTGGGAATCCGGCCATCTATGCCCTCCATTCCTCAGGGGTGCGCGCGCCCTTGCTACGGTTGCACGGCGCGCACGCGACAACCAGATTGTCGGCAGAATTTGTGCCACCACGCGAACGGGGAACGACGTGGTCAACATCAAATGGGCCAGCTGTCGTCCCGCAATATGAGCACACTTCGCCGTCCCGGGCGAGGACGGCCTTGCGCACCGTTGCCCACCTTCCATCCGGCCAGTTTGATGGGTGATGCTCTGTGCCGATATAGTGACAATTAGAGCGCCTAGAGCGCCATCGGCCCTCGCAGATCGTCCAGAACCGCTCCATGACGGGCCGGACGCGCGCCCAGGTTCTGCGATCCAAACCCGCCCATCGTGCCAGCAATCGGTCGTCATCGGGCAGGCTGCAATCGGCTGTCCGCCACGCCGTCATCAGCAGCAGGAGATAGGCGCCGTGCTCTAGCGTCGATAGCTCGCGGGTGTCTGACAGATAGGCGTCGGTCCAGAGCGGTAAAGCCGGGAAATCAGCCATTGGCTTGCGGCTTCGCTGTGGGTTTTGTTATAGATGTATCAGGCATCGGCAACCTCCAATTGTCGCTCTGCTCAGGGCGGGTCAGGTGTTACCGCACCGGCCCGCCCGCCCTACATGCCGCGATCGACAGCGCGTGGCAAGGGCTGCCCCTAAAGGCGCCATCTAGGACCTCCCGTCCTCATGAACGCTGGCATCATTCGCCCGCCGCTCCCTATCCATTCTGGCAAGCAGGTCGTTAATCCTGATACCAAGCTCTGTGGTCGCCTGCCGCATGTCGATAGTCCAGTCCTTGCCCTCGCCGATCACAAACAAACCAAGACGGTCAAGGTGCATCTTGATGGTATCAGGCCTCCTGCCGAAGTGCTGGCACATCGCCTTGATGCTGGCGCCAGCCTCATGCATCGCCCGCAACTCGTCGAGCATCTCCTGGCTCCAAGTCGTGTTCTTCTTGACCTGCATGTGCCTCATCCCTTCCGCCACTCCTGCACCAGCGCGACCGCATCGTCCTGCGACCGCGCAATAAAAACCCGCCCCCCGCGCCATGTCTCTGCAAAAAAGGCCTGATTGCCGTTGAGCGCCTTGCCGTAGCCCTTGTCGCCGCTCTTGACCTCGACGAGATGATTGGCGCCGCAGCAGCCCACGAGCAGATCTACTGGCCTGTCAATCCGCCAGACGGTGCAGCCAAGGTCTATGAAGGCCCGGACCACCTCGGCCTCAACCGAGTCCCTGCGGCCCCTGCGGATCACGACGATGCCTTGCGGCGGGCGAAGGCGCGCTTGATACCATGGCGGACAGTGTCGCGGTCGCGCCCGAAAAAGTGACCAATCTGGCTAAGATTGTCGCCACGCTCGAAAAGGACCAGCATGGCATCCTGACGAGCCTCGACGGCAGCCCTGGACAGATCGCCACCCATGACGTCCTCCAGCGCCAGCCCGTGGCGTGACGCGACCATGCTGACAATGGTCAGGCGGACCTGCCTGCGCGACGAGGCGACGAGGATCACGTCGGGGCACCGGTCGGTCAGGATGGGCCCCCCAGTGCCCTGATCGTCCGCCAGTCCCAGAACGGCACGGAGGGGCGTGACTGGACCGGTCATTCGGCGGGCGCCTCCAGCGGCGCCAAGAAGTCGTCTGGAAGGTTGACGCCAGCCTCATCCGCCAGAGCCTTGAAGGCCATCCTGCGGATTGCCGGAATGCCGCGCCGCCGCCAGTTAAAGAGGGCCTGCGGCGTCAGCCCGAAGCGCTGCGCGACCCTTTTCCGGCCGACAGCGGCGATGATGGCGTCGTGATCCATGCCGCGCCCATAGACGCGCCGCCCGCCGCGCGCAAGAAAAATCAACACGCCGTGTATTTTTCTCTTGACTGCCCTAAACGGCTTGTGTAGGTGGATGGGGCAGCGACGGACGGACCGCCGCAGCGAGAAGGAGAAGCAAAATGATCAAGATCGACCTTGCATCGCTGGACCCCAGCCTGCTGGCGGACCTGGGCGGTGACCTCAAGGGCTGGGAGGCATTCGAGGCTCCCTTTGATGGTGCCAACGTTGGCAATCAGGCCTATCACGTCGTGTTTCACCCCAAATACGAGCGTGGCGGCATTGTTTTTGTCGGCAGTGGCGCGTCCGGACTGACCAGCTGGACCGACGCGGCCAGCCCCGAGGAAGTGCTGGCGCGCTTTCTTGGCGATGACATGCGGGTCTGAGCCGAAACAGGGGCACCGCCCCTGTATGCCGGGACCGCCCGCCCCGGCACTGGTGAGGCAGGGCAGAAGGAGGATTGAGATGGTCACCATGAAGAACGAAGCTGTTCGCAGCGCCGCCATCGAGGCGATCGATGGCGCGCACCTCAAGACCCGCCGCACTGTGCGGGGTGCGAACAAGGTTCGCGGTGCGCTGGTCAGCACCAAAGGCCGTTACGGTGACAGTGATCGCCGCCTTGGCATCGTCGGCGAGGTGGGCGCCCGCGTGGTTCGCTCCAACTATCGTCTGGGCGAGCCCCTTGAAGGGGCGACCGACGACGAGCCCGCTGCGTGGTTCTTTTTCTACGCTGGAAACGGCGTTCTCGCGCACGAGGAGCCGGCCAGTGCCGAAATGGAGGCCTGGTTCGCGGCTCAGTTCGAGCGCGGCCAGTGAGAGGAGGTAACAGAATGACCGACACCGAAGACCTCAGCAATGTCCCCGGGGCTTTCCACTGGAGGACCGACTGGGCCAGCTTTGGCCCAGACTTCGCCTCCCGCGAGGAGGCCGAGCGCTTCGACTACGTGGGCGAGCTCATCAGGCTAGCCCAGGAAGCCAACCCCAACGACAGCGTTGGGATTTTCGGGCATCGGTGGCGCATGTGCGAGGACGGCGTGACGCGCCGCCTGCCGCCCGCCACGATTGCCGAGGCGGTCGAAAACGCGCGTGTAGTGTTTCGGCACATCTGGCCGGAGCACGGCTTTCCTCTCTGCTACGAGGATGGCAGGCCCTACGTGCGGCCGAAGCCACAGCCGTCCTACGCGGCTCAGGCCCTGCTTCATGGCGAGCCGCGCCAGCGTGGCCGCTGGCGTAACACCAACGACGGTTGGAGTTGGTAAGGGACGGAGGACCGACATGACCAACATCCTCAACCTCACCCAGCACCCGCCATCGCCCGAGCAGCGGGCGGAGGGCGTCGGTGAGCCGCCCGCCGAATGGCTGGCGGTTGCCAGCTTTGATCATCTCGCCACCATCGGCGAGGACGTCGCCAAGGCAGTCAATGTGGCCGTCCGGCTCGCCCGTGAGTCAGGCGCCAGCCGCGCCATGATTGGCGGCGCTCCATTCCTGATGCCGCCCCTTGCGGCAGCGCTCGCCCAAGCGGGCATCGAGCCCGTCTTTGCTTTCTCGGTGCGGGAGAGCGTCGAACAGCCGCAGCCGGACGGCAGCGTCCGCAAGGTGGCGATCTTTCGCCACCGTGGGTGGGTGCCCTACTTTGTGTCTCAATCCCCTGAAGAACGGGGCGGTTTTCCGACCGCGGCGGCCCGCAATCGCGGCGGCCGTCCGCCGACCTATGACTGGCCGGCTTTCGAGGCGAGGGCGCTGGAGCGGCTGGAGTATGAGGGCGTGTGGCGGCCTGACTGGCGGCAAGCCGACCTCGAAAGGGAGATGGCGGAATGGTGCCGGGCACGCTGGGGAGCGGAGCCATCCGAATCCATGATCCGCGACCACGTCCGGCTGGCCGTGAGGGCCTTCAACGCTAGCCGGCGCTGATAAGGCAAAGCGGCAAGGAGAAATGAGGCAATGAGACTGCCCACGGTCGGCGACATCCTCGACGAAATGGACGCTGAGACCGGAATGTCCTCGGCGAAGGATGAAGAAAATTTTCGCAGCGCCCATGTTGGTGCGAGTGAGGTCGCGGCCCTGTTCGATCTGTCGCCTTGGCTCACGCGCTACCAGCTCTGGCACCGCAAGGCCGGCAACATTACAGCTGAGGATTTGAGCGGCAACAGCCGCGTCGAGGCCGGCATCCGCCTTGAGCGCGCGATCCTTGACTGGGCCTGCGATAAATATGGCTACCGCCTTGTGCGCTACCCTGGGTTTCGTCTCTCAAATGGGCGCGGCCTTGGTGGCCATCCTGACGGCGAGGTCACGGCGCAGGATCGCGATGGGCCGGGCATCATCGAGGTCAAAACCGCCGACTGGCTGGTGGCCAGGAATTGGGGCGACGAGCCGCCCGCGCACTATCTGATGCAGGTCCAGACCTACATGGGCCTCGCCGGCTGCACGTGGGGCGACATCGTGGTCCTTGTCGGAGGCAATGAACTCCGGCGGTTTCGCTACGACTTCCGGCCCGCGCTGTTCGCCAGGATTGAGAGCGAGGTCGAGGCGTTCTGGCGCACGATCAGCGCAAAGGAGCCCCCCAGCCCGGACTATCGCCGCGACGGCAAGGCAATTGCCAGCGTGATCGGCGAGGCTGACAATGATGCGGTCATCAACCTTGTGGGGGACAATCGCGCGGCGGAACTTGCGGCGATCTGGTTGCGGGCAAAGGAGCGCGCGAAAGCAGCCGAAGCGGAAGTTGAGGCGGCCCGAGCCGAACTGCTGGAGAAGATGGGCGCGGCTGCGGTCGCGTTCCTCGACGGCTTTGTTGTGCGGGCCGGGATGGTGAAGGGCATTCCAGACCGTCCGGCGCGGCCCGGCGAAATCATCAAGGGCCGCCGCGCATTTCGGCGCTTTGACATCCGCGAAAAGGGAGAATGACGATGGCAACACAAGTCGCAGAGCGGCGAGCAGACCCCGTTGCCGTGGTGCGGCAGACGCTGTCCACAATGGGCGAGCAACTCAAGATGGCGCTGCCTAGCCACGTGTCGGTTGACAAGTTTCAGCGCGTCACGATGACGGCCATCCAATCGACGCCCGCTCTTCTGGACGCCGACCGTCGCTCGCTGTTCGGGGCCATTGTCAAGGCGGCGCAGGACGGTTTGTTGCCGGACGGCCGAGAGGGCGCGCTTGTGATCTTCAGGGGCAAGCACGGCGCCCAGGTCCAGTGGATGCCGATGGTGGCCGGCATCCTGAAAAAGGTCCGGCAGTCTGGCGAGCTTGCAAGCATTGACGCCCAGCTCGTGCACGAGGCGGACAGGTTTACGTATCGCCCCGGCATCGATGAAGTGCCCGTTCACGAGCCTGACTGGTTCGGGGAGCGCGGGAAGGTGGTGGGTGCCTATGCCGTTGCCCGGCTCAAGAACGGCGCGGCATTTGTCGAGATCATGAGCCGCCAGCAGATCGAACAGGTCCGCAGCGTCAGTCGCGCCAAGGACAATGGGCCGTGGCTTGCATGGTGGGGCGAAATGGCGCGCAAGACGGTTGTGCGACGGCTGGCAAAAAGGCTGCCGATGAGCACGGATATCGAGGCCGAGTTTGAGCGTGACGAAACGATGCAGGCCGACGCAGCGGCGATGTTGATTGCCTCGCCGCAGCAGCCAGCGCCGCAGTCGCGGCTTGACGCGCTCGAGCAGTATATTGCGGGGGGCGCTGAGGACACGGACGAAGGGGCGCAGCCGCCTGACGACGACTTTCCCGGCGATCTGCCGTTCGCAGTCGAGGATGCCGCCGAGGAAATGCCGGACGGCCTCGACATGGGCGAACCGGAAAGCGTCGTTCTTGCCGCCAGCATCGAGCGCAAGCTCAAGCTGTCCACGGCGGCCACGCTGGAGGCGAACTGGATTGAGCTTGCCGGCGATCTCCGCAGACTGAAGGCGATGGATTCGGACAGCTACGGCCTTCTGGTGGCGCTCAAGGACCGCATGAAGCGCGACTTTGCCGCCGCGCCGGTAGATGTCGAGCGGGAATGACGGACGCAACGAAGGAGGAACGGAATGGCTTATGACTGGGAAAGAGGGGAATACTACCCCGAGCACCCGAGGGTGTATGTCGATCACGAGCGAATTGCGCACGCCCGCCTTATGCGCGCCTGCGCGCTGATCCTTGAGGATGTGCCCGAGGCGCGCCGCATCCTCGACGAAATGGCCGAGCGGGCGTTTAAGGAGGCCGTCTCAGCCGACTGGGGCGTCGCTGATGACGAAATCAAGGAAGCGATGTCGCTTGCCGTGGACAGCGAGCCGTCGTGCCTTGAGGAGGCGATCAGGGACATCCTTGAGAATTATCCAGAGGCGCTGCAACTGACGCCGGTATGGCCGCGCTCTGAAGATGAGGTGGCGGAACTCAAGGCGCGCCGCGCGCGGGACCGGCAGGAGCGCGCCGACCGGGAAGCCGACTGCGCCGCCATGCGCGCCGCGCTCGCCAAGCTGCAAGGGAGGGTCGCATGACCACCCGCACCAACACCGCCGGGGGCCATAACGTCGCCGCCAACCAGCGGATTAGCGCCCCCGGTGGTGACAGCATCGGCGCCATGGCCCGCGCTGCGTGGGAGGCGTCGCACGGCGACTTCGATGACGCCGCCGAGCGGTTTGCGAAGTCCCTTGAGGCCAATCGGGAGATGCTCAGGAAGGCGCGGCGGATGGCGTTCGCCGCCTGGTGCCGCGATCAGGTGCGGCATGCAGCGAGCGCCCACAGGACGGCGGCGTTCAGGCTTCGCAGCGAGGCCGATGCCGCGCGCGGATCGCGTCTGCGGATGGCCGTTTCTGCCGCCCTGATGGACTTCCCGTTGCCGGGTGGCGGCCTGCTCCGCGATGCCACGGCAGCGGCCTGCATCGAGGGCGCGACGGCCTATCGCCACACGGCCTCCGATGCCGTCTGGAAGGCGCGCTGGCTGGAGGCGATTGCCGCGCGCGTCGGAGATGCAACGGTCGCGGACGTGCTGACAGAACAAGACCTGCGCGCACTCCAGCAGGAGACACGCGATGCTTGATGTTTCAGAGATCGCCGGAACCACCGGCGGCGAGGCCACTGCGAATGCGAAACCCAGATTAGCAACGCCTCGCACCACTGAGCGGAAGGCCGTGGTTGCTTCGAAACCCAATCGCCTGTCGCCTTCCGCCCAACCCATCTGCGAGGGCCATTCGGAGGTCGACAACCACCACACGTGCGCCCTCGCGGACACCACTGAGCGGAAGGCCAATGAGGCAGCGAAACCCTATGCGGTCACGCCTTCCGCTCGCCCGATCCGCGAGGGCCATTTGAACGGCGACAACCAACGGGCCCCCGCCCTCGCGGATACCATCGGGCAGATCGTCGAGCACCACCGCTTGAGGCAGGACATGATACGCGCCCGGCAGCGGCTGGAGTTGCAGGCACAGGCCGTCCTGCGGCGCCTGCTCGACGGTGACAAGGTGGCAGCCGCCAAGCGATGGGTGCAGGTCAAGCGCGATCCAGCCGCGCCAGAGCGCGCGTGGCTCGGTGCGATGCTTGCCGCCATGGAGCCGCTTGAGGCCCAACAGGCGGCGACCGAGCGCACGCTGGCCAAGCTGGTCAGGACGCTGCCAATCCACGAATGGGCAAAGTCCATATCTGGACTGGGCGACGTCTCGCTTGCCGGCATCATCGGCGAATGCGGCGGCCATGCACCGGGCGACTTCCGCACCCCTGCCGCGCTCTGGAAGCGGATGGGGTTGGGCGTGATCAGCGGCGGGCGCCAGCGCAGGGTTGCCGGTGACGCGGCGCTGGAGCACGGATACAGCCCGACGCGGCGGTCGCTCATGTGGACTGTGGGCGAGTGCCTGATCAAGGCCCAGGTGCGGGCCGAGAAGGATGCGGACGGCACCCGCACCGGCAGTCGTGCCATTGGCCCCTACGGCGCGCTCTATCTTGAGCGGAAAGCCTATGAGGCCGAGAGGGTTGAGACAGCGGCGCACGCCCACAACAGGGCCAAGCGCTACATTGAGAAACGCCTGCTGCGAGACCTGTGGCGGGCGTGGCGGGCCAATCTGCATGTGACACCCAGCCCCGAACCGCCCGCCGAAGATTGCCCGGCCAGTATCACACCGTTCACCATTCAGCAGGCGCCGGGCAACCCCATCAGAGAGGAGGAAGTAGCATGAGGAGCACACGTTCAGGCCGTCGCCACGATGACGGCCCGATCCCGAAAGGGGAGATTGACCGCATCGTCCGCGAGCGGATGCAGACGGCATGGATGGTGATGGCCGTGGTGAGTATCGCCCTGCTTGTAGCGCACGTCTTCTGGCCCGCGCTGGAGGCGGCTTGGAGGGCCGTGCTGTGACCGCCAAGGCAACAGGAGGCCGCATGAGCGGGACCGAAAGACTGGCGAGCGGAAAACATGTCCCCGGCATCTCCCTCCGCGACTGGCTCGCCGGACAGGTTGCGTCAGGCATCGCCGCACACAGCGGGGTAGGACCGTTTGACCTTAGCCCAAGTCAGGTTGCAGAGTGGTCATATCAGGTCGCCGACGCAATGCTGATGGAACGGGAGCGCTCGCAATGAATGACCTCTTCGGACAGGCCGGCATCACCCGCGAGGACAAGATTGCCGAGATCACCCGCGAGATCGCGCTCCGGCAGCGGGTCTACCCGCGATGGGTCGCCGAGCGCAAGCTCACGCAGAGCAAGGCCGACTGGCAGATCGCCGTGCTTGTCGCCATCCAGGCCGACTACGGCGAGCCGCAGCGCACCGGCCACCTCCGGGTGACGGATGCGTCAGCCGAAAGCCCGGCCCGGCCCTACTGCATCGAAGGGGGCAGCACCTATCACTGGCTGACCGCCGAAGAGTTGGAGGCGCTCTACCGGGAGATTGGCGACGCGCTCAACAAGAGACGGTCACTTTGATGAAATGATGGGGGAAGGGTGGAAATGACCATCGAGGAACTCTATAAGTTGGTCCTGCGGCAGGACCCTGAGGCCACGCGCGAGGGGCGCGAGATTGCCTCGAGCTGGAACCTTTACCTCTCCGCCCTCACCGTCCTGCCCGAGGGCGTCCGCCTCACGGCTGGCGGGTCGCTCGACCTCAGGCGCCTCACCGTCCTGCCCGAGGGTGTGGCGCTGTCAGCGGGGGGGGCGCTCAACCTCCAGAGCCTCACCGCGCTTCCCGATGGCATCTCACTGTCAGCGGGTAGGTGGATTGATCTCAGCAGTGTCACCACACTGCCCGAGGGTGTGGCGCTGTCAGCTCGGAGGGCGCTCTACCTCTGGAGCCTGCAATCCGAGCACCAGGTCTATCAGGGCCGCAGCATCCGGCTGCGGATGATCGACGGCTACGCAATGCGTCTGATCTCCAGCCGCCCGCTCCCCGACGGCGCTACACTCTGGCGAGCGCAATACTTTCTGGGTCATCTGGACACCGACCCCAGGTGCTACATCGCCCAGCGCGGCGACCTCTACGCCCACGGCGACACGGCCGAGCAGGCCGTGCGCGACCTGCGGTTCAAGGAGGCGTCCGCCAATCTCGACACCTACGAAGTCGTCGCCACGATCAAGGCGCGCGGCACGGTAACGTTCAACGACTACCGGCTGCTGACGGGAGCGTGCGAAAGCGGCTTGCGGGAAGGCTTGCGATCTCTTGGCGTAGACCCGGACTTTCCGGAGATGCCGCTGGCAGACGCGCTGCGGCTGTCGCGCGGACAGTATGGCGGGGACCGGTTCGCTGAACTGATGGGGGAGAGGTGATGACGACGGATGAATTACGGGCAGATAAGGCAGCCGACACCATCGACGCCCAAGCCGCGCGGATTGCTGAACTGGAGGCGGCTTTGGAGCAGATCGCTGTTTACGGTTGTGGGATGCTGAGTCAGCCCGTCGCCCTGAACGTGTCTGAAACCGCATGGCTGCGCGCTCGCCTCGC